AGCCTCCACGGATTTATCGTTCTTATCGAACTGAGAGGTGGCGAGCTTCATTTCGGAGCCGAGCACCTTGAAGGACTGGTTGATGTCTGCCAGTGCTTTCTTGAATTCTTTTTCGCCCTCAAGACCGATCTTCAGTCCGAAACTATCTGCCATTCGCCGTCACCTCCTTGTGGATGGCATGAAAAAAGCACCCTCTCACCGAGAAGTTGGGACAAATCCGTCCTAAGTTCTCGATGAGAGCGTGCCTGATGGTATGAAAAAGGAGCAACCCCGAAAGGTCACTCCTTGACTGTTGGTATATCCGAATGTCAAACGCCGTTTTTGTCTCTGATTGCAGACAACGCTGCGTCTCCGTCGGTTACACGACCGGCTTCCACATCTTCCATGCCTGCAATAATCTTTTGAGCCTCCGAGGCTTCCTTGTGGAGTTCAACGCCGTCCAGTCCCTCACGGATATCTTCAAATGCCTGTTCCAAAGGAATCGTATGCCCGGTCATTGCCTCGGCATAGCCCTTCTCTAATGCTGCATCCAGCTGCGCATCTGCCATACGACTGACATCCAGCGGTGATTCCGGCAGTTTTGCTTTGAATGGTATCCCGCGTTGCAGCACGATTTGCTTGTAGTACATTGTGATAGCCGTGGAAACAGGGACTCCGAGAGCACTTAGAATTGCTTCTGCGCGTTCTTTGAGTTCCGGTTCGATTCGCACATACAGATTTGATGATTTCGCCATGCCGACACCCCTTTACGTATTATCATTCGCCATTCATTATACACGAATGTACGCACAATAGCAATACAATATCAGATTCCATCCGGGATAATATCGTCGATGTAATGCTCTCGTGCCGGGATGGCCTGCCCGTTATACTGCTTGTGACACTCCCATAAGTCCAACAGCAGACCAAACGGCATCAGCCACACCTCATCCTGCGACAGATGAAGGTGGGCAAGGCCGTAATAGAGAAGCCGGGTAAACAGCTCCGAATCGGAGACCGTTACCCGACTTGCGCGTTTTTTGAATCTTTCTCGCTTTCCACATTCCGTTTGGTGCCCTTGTAGAGCGCCTCCGTAATGGCGGTTTTGTAACCGGCAAGGTCGAGGGGTGTGGTCAGAAGCTCCACCACATCTTCGGTGAGCAGCTCCTTGGGATGCTCTTTGTCCTTAAGGTTATGGATGAGGATGCTCTGATTTGCCAGAAGCGTGATCAGCCACACGATCTCTCCGATAGCCATTTCAAAGTTCTCTGACTTCATCAGCTTCTCGCCGAGGTTTTCCAGACCGCCGTATCGACCGGCGATCTCCTTGGTGGCTTTAGTCGTGAGGAGCAGCGTGTATTCCTCTTCACCGATGGTGATGACTGCGGTTCTTTCGTTATCCATAGTTCATTTCCTCCATTAAGACGATACGGACGAGCCTGCCGCATAGGTCGGCTCGTAGACTTCCTTATACCAGCCCGTGATGGTTGCAGTGGGCGTATCGCCCTCCAGTGCCTCTGCCTTCCACGGGTGCTTACCGCCTGCGTCTGTTTTGTTGCGGCGCAGGATGGTGCCCTCAATGGTCGGCGTGGAGAAGGTGATGCTATCACCCTTGGTGGCAAGGTTGGTTGCCGGAATACCGAATTTCACGCGGTACAGCCAGTAATACTTGTACTTGCCGTTGGACTTCTTGGCACGGAAGCCCACCGCCACAGGGTCGCCGCCGTCCTCGGATGCGGAAATCAGCACCTTGTTTTTGTCGATGGTCGCACCCGTGAGGTCGGATGCCGCCGCAGAGCCGATATCATCAATGCCAAGGGAAAGTGTGCCGGACTTGAATTCCTTCACAATCTCCGAAGCACCGTCGTCGGCATAGAGCGTAGCTTCAGCCAATTCCACCGAAAGGTCGGCGGAGATGGCTTTGGCAAGCTGGGACGGCGTACCGTAGGTTTCTTCACCGGCGTCGTTTTCGGTGATTTTTGCGTAATACAGTCTGTCAAGACCGATGGTCGCCATAACTTATTCCTCCAGTTCGTAGATTTGCGCCACATCAATGGCGTAGTGATGGTAGCCGGTTTCGGTCTCAAAGCCGATGTACCGGCGGTCAGTAATATAAAAATCCGCACCCAGCAAGGCGCAGACGAGTGCGCTTTTCAGTTTGGTGTAGCTGCCCTTCGAGAAGAGGGACAGCCGTGCCTCCTGCGTTTCGCAGCCGGGAGCATTGTCGGCGTGAAGCTCGAAGCTGTCCGACAGCGGCGTGACCACCAGATAGGTGTCCGGGGCTTTGCCGGAGAACACACCCGTTTCCACGGACACGCCGCAGCTTTCGACGATGGTTTGTAAATCGGATAGCAGGCTCACAGCTTTTCCACCTCCTCGTCCAGCGCCTTGGTCATGGCATCAATGCATTCCTGCCGGGCTGCCGTTTTTGCGGGCTTCAGAAACGGCTTTGCAGGCTGACCGTGCTTGCCGTACTCGATGATGTTGGCCAGCTTGGCGTTGCTGCCGCCGTCCGAGCGAGGCTCGGCGAAACCGACCTTGATGTCATGGTTGCCGTCCCGGTTCAGCTTGGAGGGAGAAAGGCCGAGCGCACCTTCCAGTTCGCCCGTGGTGCGGGATTTGAACTTTGTCCCTCTGCCGATGACGGAGGAGAGATTGCTCTTGACCTTCTTCAGCACCACCTCGCCACCGGCCTGCAGAACGGTATCCGCCACACTGTCAAAGTTGCTGCCGAGCTTGGAGATCTTCAGAAGAAAATCCTCCGGCATTTTCATATCAACCTTTGCCAACGGTCGGCACCTCCTTCTTTGCCAGCACCTCAACGTACATCCCACGACCTTTCACATTTTCAACAGAGATGATATTAAATCGCTCTCCGCCGCAGATGAGAAACTGGTCGGTAGTGACCGTCAGCCCCGGAATGCACCGAAAGCGGAACAGGTCGGTCGCTTCACTGAATGAAGCGAGGTTCGCCCAACGCTGACTGCCGTGCCGTCCTTCACGGTATACACGGACGGAAGCGAGGACTTCATCCTCGGAATGGGTGAAGCCCTCGCTGTCCTTGATTTGGCGGGTTTCCACGATGTTGGCGAAGCCGTTCATCTTTCCGAAACCCATGCTCACACCTTCCAATCTCGGTCAAGCCGCAACAGCAGATTGACGGTGTTCCACACCTGCTGTGCCGCGCCGGTGTTATCCGCAAAGAAGCCGCCCGTGCTGCCGTCCCGGCTTTCATAGAAATGGGACGACAGCATGATAACGGCTTGCTCTGTGGTGGCTGGCATAGGGTTCTCCTTGTAGTAGCCCTCCGGGATGTGCTGGTAGCTTTCGGCGTAAGAAACAGCGGCGGTGATGTAGCTTTGCAGCAATGCATCATCCGCCGTGTGTTCCAGTATGAGATTGGCTTTTACTTTGGAAAGAAGCTCGTCCATCACCGCCGCCTCCTTTCATCAAGACGCCTTCATCTTCAGAAGCTGGATACCCTCCGGCAGGATGATCTTGCCGTCCACACGCTCGGTGGCAACAAAGCCGACCTGACCGTTGGTGGAATACAGCTCGTTCAGACGCTGAACGGTTCTGCCGGTGCGGTCAGCGATCCAGTAGCTCTGGAAATCGCCGAAGGCAATGGAGAGCGCACCTGCCGCCAGCGTGGGAGCATACGGGCTGGTGTAAATCTCGTAACCGAGCAGTCTATCCGGCTGACCCGCCTGCAGGGAGGGCTGCCACAGATACTGCCCGTTGGAATCCTTCAGCTTACGAAGTGCGGAAACAGTAGCATCGTTCATCAGGAACTTGGCATTCTTGCGGTAAGGTGCTTTCAGCGCATAGATGAGGGAAATCACCTCATCGGTGGTAACAGTGGTCGCACTGGCTGCGGTAACGCCGACCGTGCCACCGTTGGTGGTGAACAGGCCGGTGGGCTGACCCGTACCGGTGCCGACGCAGAATGCCTGTTCCTCGGCAGCACCGAAGGCATAGGCAAACTCACGGGCGATGTACTCTTCCAGATCGAAGGCACTGTCGTCCAGAAGCTCAATGCTTACCTTCACAAGGTCGGTCAGCTTGTA